CCCGTCGGACCTATATCCTCCACCACCACTACCTAATCTCCTGAGGAGGAGATATCAGCAGCAGCTACCCACCGACGCTTCATTCGAAGCCTCGGTCTCTGCGGAACGCCAGAGGTCCATTTATTAAATGGGCTTGGCAACTCAGTGAAATACTGATGTAACGCAGAGGCGTCGTCGGTCCGCGACTTGCATTGTGACGCAATCGGCGTCACGACCCAAGCCTCTTCGCGTTGGAGTGAGTCGTTCCAACGGTGTTTGACACCGTCGTTTCGAAACCTGCAACGAGATCGAAGACCGAAGACTCCAGAGTCGTTGGCTACGAAGGGAATCCCCTTCGGTAGGGTCGACGCCAGATATCCGGCTGTGTGAAGAAAGAACTTCTTGTGGAAGTTGTTCCGACACTCGACCGTACTGGCAACAGACTCTGGTTTGCCGCTGTTTAGACGCCTGAAGTACACTGGTGTCACGTCGACACCAGCGAAACAGTCAAGCCCGCAAGACTCTCTGAACCTTCCGGTCCAGTGAGACTTATCGGTATTGATCTTGAAGTACAGTACCTCAAGAGCATCTTCCAGCAGCTCCCGACTGTCAACGGGGATAACAATGTCGTCCCCGAAGACGGCCACCTCTCCACTCAGCCGCCTAATGTTCGCCACCGAGGCGCAGAGGCTGCGTTTGACTAAGACGCAGCTTATCGCAACGGCGAGGAACACGAGCGACTGCACGGGAAAGGTGCAGGCGGACCCCATGGTTGAGAATTTTCTCAACGCTACACGATTCGGCACACGAGGTGCCAAATCTTGTAGAACGACACGGGTACGAGACGCACGTAGGCTCCTCAGCACTTTAGGGTTTCCCCTAAAGAACTGCCCTACTACGTGGCAGGTGACTCGATCACTTGCGGCGGAAAGGTCCACCGTAGCGAGTGACGAGTCCCAGGACCCAACGCGGCACAACTCTTGATTGACGGTCCTATCGCGGTAAGCGATAAAATCATTCAACCAAGAATGCTGCGTTCGATCACAAAAGTAGTGCCACAAATTTTGCTGGCACCACTGATGTGATGAAGGTTCCGCGGCGATAAGCCGAGGTCCCTTAAAGGTCTTTGGTACCGAAACCAGACGTGAGTGTGGTGTCTCCTCTGGAGATCCACACCCATCCTGGAACAACGGTACTAAGCCTACCATACGCCCACTGGTTTTACCATACTCAACAAGAGGTTGAGCGTGGTGAGCCCACTCCGTGTAGGAGTGGAACCCACAGTCGGCGATTGGAAACTCGCTCTCTAAGGTATCTGACCAGCTGTACCAATGGTACTTATTACTGGGACCAGTAACCTCGGAGATCGCACCTGGGCCGTGTCTGAACCTCCACTCGTCGGGGGAGTAACTCCCTAGAGTTGAGGTGATGATGCTTGACACCTTGTCAAGCATCAACAAGACGTTAGCTGAGACGCCAGACCGAAGTGGTCTAGCGTCGACCTCCCTGGCTCGGGCAGACAGTGATTCGCTTCTCGAGAAGCCTTTGTAGGCCTCTATGAGTCGCTCGTCACTCAAGCCACCAGGAGAGTCCGCGTTCCAAAAGCCGTCAGGCTCAGGGAGCGCTTCATCAACCGCGACGAAGTCGGTGACAGAGTCAACAACGACGTCATCGGCACAGTCGTAGAGGTATTTCTTCGCTACGTACAGAATCTGTCGTAGGAAGAGTATTGCCTCAACGTCTGCGTCGTCTTTCAGACGACCGTTGCTGTCAAAAACGAGTAGGTAGAGTCCCCGAAGGAACTTCGGAATCACTACCCTGCCGGAAAACCGCTTAGAAAGCGGTAATCCCGACAGCTTGTACTCGCCGCCAGATAAGCACCTATCGAGGTGCTTACCTAATGCAGGGAGGTCTTCGAGATAAACTCGAATTCCTCTATGCTCGACAGCAACTAGGAGACGGGTCAGATCTCTCTGAAACTCCACCTCCAGCGTCGGGTAAGCCTGAACAGCATCCTTGAAGATTGCTGTAAAGACTTGCTGCAGTTCCTTGACATGGCATTTAGACACAGATCGGTATTACCTTTCTAGTGTCCCATGCGGCGTCAAGTCACGAGACCTCGTAGGGTGGCCCTCGTCGGGTCCTCCTACGACCCTCCTGCTTCCCAGCAGAGAGGGACCAACGTGACCGATGAAGAATCCTCTCTATCAAATCCCCACAACGAGTGGAGATCCTAACGCAAGCCGCAAGGCAAGCGTCAAAGATATAGAGGAGACTTTGCACAGCCACCAGTAGCTCGACTGTTAGAAGAATCCAGTTCTTCATGGGATTTCTCCCTTGGAGGCCAGTCGGTCAGTCAGACCGGCTAGTCGCTGGCTTCTTCCCAGCCGATCAGATCCGCTACCTTCGAATTCGACGCCGCGATGAGCCAATCGGCCAACGCGTCGACGAGAATCGTCGGATCGTCACCGGGCACATGCTCGATGACGAGGTACACCTTGGAGGGTACCTCCGGGTCCGTACCATCCGCGAACACCTTCTTCGAGACCTCCACGTTGTGGCGGTCCAGAGCGGGTGTCGAGTTCTTCGCATTCGTCTGAGTGTGACGAACACGAACGCGGACATCATTGGTAGCACTGCGGGCCAGGTACTCGGTAGAGTACCCGTCCTGGTTGATGCGATTGCAAACAATGTCACCACTGCTTGCAGGTAGTGTCAACGTGGTTGACGCCATGGAACTTACTCCTCGCAGCCTTAGTTTGGCCTTGTGGTTAACGCCTTCGCCTGGGTTTCTTCTTGCGCCAATTGCGCCAGATTACCTTCGGCTTGGCTCCCCGCAAGGCTGCTAAAGATGCGAGGATCGACCAATGCCGGTAATTGAATACCGGCATTTTAGGGAGAGGAAACGGTACAACCGGCGCACAAAGTGAGCGCCATTTGCGGGTCCACTGCCAATTGACATCAAACGAACCGGACGTTCCGGTCCATGAGAGGCCATCAGGCAGATCGTCGACCTCTTTAAACGACGTCTGAGAAGTTGTCGTTTGCATGAGGCACATCCGCGTCGCTGTCATGCCGATTTGGTTGTTAGTGGCATTGATCATGTCACCAACATTACTAAACCAGTCGACCAGCCAAGACCATGGAAGCAATTCCCAGGTCGCGGCCAGGGCACCATAAGAGTTGATACCAGTCAACAGGGCTCGATTGAAGCGTATAAGCTCCATCTCGTCCATGTCGAACACAGGCGAATCTGGGTCCAGTCCCCATTGGACTGTTCCCCATCGCTTGCGGGTAAACTTCTCTACCTTGGTACCCATCACCCAGACCCCTTGCGTATTGATATACGTGTTGGGGGTTTCGGCTGAGTGATCGTCAGACAGCAACTGTACTGTTCGTCTCATTACGTGTCCTTCCTTTAGCTTCTTCAGCATCGCGAGCTGCTTAGTAGCAGTCTCTGCGAAGTTCCAAAGCTTTTGGAAGTCACTGATCATTGGCTTGATGCACCAGCGCCAAGACAAATAGGCTGTAGCCGCACTCTGCAGTAGAGTGTCGCCATAGCCCTTGACCAGTGAAGGAAGGTCTTTTAACTCGCCGATCGCCTGTGGGACATTAATGTCAGCCACAGACGGATTTGATTCGGCAAGTATCTCCCATGCTGCTTCATTTACGTCGGCCGTGTTAGGGTCGGGGTAATAAGCAGTCGGTTGGGAGCCGGGCCAGGTACTACAAACTGTCGGAGGATACTCGGTAAACCGAATATACTCAGTCGACGGTTCAGGTAGTGCGTATGTCCCGGAGATCGTAGGAGTTGCTTGGACGCCGCGGTTAATTAAAAACGGGTTATCCCCGTCAAAATTACCCACATAATCCTCGCATCCTACGAACTCACCCAAATGGTGATGATTCCACGCGGTGTTGCCGAATTGACTCCAAAAGATGGAGCCCCAGGCTTCGAGCCTGTAATCCGACCATCGCGCACGGAATGCCATGTGAGTGGACCTTCTAGATACGTAACGTTCCTAAGGGAGGCGGACGCCTAACAAGCCAAGAGAGACCTGTTGAGGGTACCCGACAAGGGTACCC